ACCGCTTATCCGCGCAGAGTGGTTTATGGATAACTACTGGTATTTTTACTACCTGTCCCCGTTCGGTGACATCCTGGGAGAGGGCGAGACGCCATACGAACACGGGTCGCACCCGTATGTTTTCAAGGCGTATCCTTTCATTGACGGTGAGATCCACAGTTTTGTGGCCGACGTGATAGACCAACAGCGCTATACGAATCGTCTCATTACCCTGTATGACTGGATAATGCGGGCATCGTCAAAGGGTGTCCTTCTTGTTCCGGAGGAGGCTATATCCAAATCGATGAACCTCAACGAGATTGCAGACGAGTGGAGCCGTTTCAACGGCGTTATCGCCATCAAGACGAAGAACGGCGCGCCCATGCCGCAGCAGATTGCCGTCAACTCAACGAATATCGGCATCCATGAACTTCTCAACATACAACTGAAATTCTTTGAGGACATTTCCGGCGTGCACGGCGCACTGCAGGGACGTCAGGCGGGAAGCGGCGTGAGCGGTGTACTGTATAACCAACAGGCGCAAAACGCCACAATGAGCCTTCTGGACCTTCTGGACTGTTATTCGCAGTTTACTATCGACGGCGCCTACAAGGACGTCAAGAACATGCAGCAGTTTTACGACACGAAGCGCGTGTTCAACATCGCCGGCAAGGCGGGCGCGACAATCGAGTACGATCCGAAGAAGATTCGCGACGTCGAATTTGATTTGTCAATCACGGAGAGCACGGCGACGCCGGCCTTCCGTCAGATGGCAAACGACTTCCTGATGCAGATTTGGCAGTCCGGACAAATCACGCTGCAGCAACTCCTGGAGAACGGCGATTTCCCGTTCGCCGATCAACTGTTGCAATCCATACAGAGCCAACAGGAGCAGATGGCGCAAGGGCAGCAGCCGCAAGGGCTGTCACCGGAGTTGCAACAACAGGTGCAGCAGGGCGCGAACATGGACGCCGTGAACATGGCATACAACGCCATGAGAGGAGCGGCATAAGAAAAGCGGGTCACAAGCCCGCCTTTCTTTTTATTCCTTCTTGTCGGCGTCCTTTCCGCCTTCCTTCTTTCGCCGCCGGCGCATTTTCGACATACGGCGGTGGACATCGTACCACCGGTAATAGATTTCCCACTTCTTTTTTTGCACGAACAAGGACATGGCGCCGTCCCCGCTTGCTTTCGGCGTACAGTAGAAACATTCGCGCAGCAGGTCGTTGACTGTCGCCGTGTCGCTGATATAACGTTTCCGTTTCAAGAGACGGAAATTCTTTCTATCCACGATGATAAGACGGCCGTCGGTCGTCGGCATGACATAATAGCGTTGAGGGTGTGCCCGGTAGGCGTCGTCGGCCATTGCGATGGCCTTTTTCAGGCGGTGTGTCGCCAACAGTTTTGCGATAATGTTCATAGCGTAATTGGTTTGAGTTATTACATTGTAGCGGCCGATACCGCTTCTTTGCTTACAGTCCTAACGATCAGGTCCACACGTTTAACGACTTCAGGAAGGTCCATTTCGTGGTAGCAGATATGCAGACCTATTGCACGCGTCATGAGGAGGTCGTCATGTTCGCCGGGCACGGCACCGAAAGCGCCATTAGGCTTCCGTTCGTATACCAACATTTCGTGCAGGCACCTTTCGTCCCGTTCGGTGTACAGGGAATCCCGCACCGCCTTCTTAAGAGTGGATATTATTTCCGGTTTTGTCTTTACATTGGTGTGGAATCCGTATTTCGCCGGGCGGTGTGCCCTTATATCTTCCGCGCTTTGCTTTCTCACATACAGATTCGGGTAAACGTCCTTTATCAGCGCCAGTATATACGCCGACTGGTCGCCGTCCACGTTCCGGTCGCGGTCGTGTGTCTCCAGCGTGTTGCTTTCGATAACCAGAAGGGCGTTATCATACCAGGCGGCTATCTGGGCACTTTTCCACGCCAGTATATCCATATCCGTATGGCCGTACCACTGTGCCACCACGGCAGGAATACCGCCGTCCATCATCATCATACGGTCGAAAACGCATATCACGGACCAGTCGGACGTGTCGGAGTGCCCTCCAATATCCACGACGACGAGATACCGGTCCGTCACTTCCTCGTCACGGTCTATTTCCGGTTTTGCCCACACCCACAGTTTGCCTGTATCATCATCCCGGAACCGCAGTTGCGAGAGAGCATCCTCCCCTTCGTCGCCGTAGCCGTACACTTCGCCGATGAAACGCGGAGCACGGCACGACGGCCGCAACTGTTCGACGAGATACCGGTCGAATTCGGCATTGTCAAGGTCGGTGAAGGCCTCCACGTCGTCAGAGGGGAACTCACTGGCCATCTTCGAGTGCGAAGAGCATCCGCTCCTTTCCTGTATGTACCACTTTATGCCTTCCAGGGTAGCGCCCTTCTCCCACAGCCACCACAGATAGCGTCCGGGCTCCTCACGTTCCGAATCGGCGTTTTCCTCCATGCGGTTTTCCCACAGGCGCAGCGCGAAGGTGCGCTTCTCCTCGTCACCGTCAAACGGTTGCGACCACAGGGGAATCCGGTACCAGGGAATGAAGAGCGCCGTGAACAGTGAGCGGCCCGACTTAGCCGCCGTATACTCCCGGTGAAAGAAATTGCCGGTGCCCTTCGGCGTACTTTCATACACTATCATCGTGTACGGTTTGAGGGCGATACCACGGCATGCACTTCTTACTATATCTTCTGGACTTTTGCCGTCCGTTTTTTTCCAAAGACCCACTTCTGACAGGTGCACGAGGTTGTAATCACCGCCACGACACGAATCCGGTTTTTCGGCAGAACCGAGTTTTATCTTGCAATTCCTTTGCGGCACCCGGTGGATGGCGCCGGAGACGCCGACGCCGACGAATTTCGGCTCATTATCCTGCCAGGTATCACCCAGGGAGTGCAGCATTTCAACAGGATAGGCCTTAATCATGCGGCAGAACATATCGTATATCTCATCCGACGCTTTCGTCTGTAGCGATATTATCAGCGAGTTTAAGCCTGTCTGGTGCACCAGTTGCAGCCATGACATATAGATTTGTATCACAGTAGATCCGCCGAGTTGTCGGGCCTTTAGCAAGATTACGCGGATAGGCAGATTCTGCAGCCGTTTTGCCTCAAAGAGTGCTACAATATCACGTTGAGGTATTGTCAGATTGAAGAGCACATCATCGCCGCCGCCTTTATTCTTGATATATACATACAGCGCAGCCCAGAATGGAAAGTCGTGTTTCGTCCGTTCCTTCACGAACGCCTTTATCACCGTATCCCGGCTTTCGTCGTCATAAGGCACCTTTAGAGTGTTTTCGATGAAGGTCTTGATACTCCCGGCGCGCTTCAACTTCTTAATGAACGGAACGCGCAGCATCGTTTCCGGCACCCATTGCACCGGTATGGAGAAGTCCGACAACTCCAGGGGCACGCGCTTGCCGATACTCCCCTGCCCTGTTATCGGGTTGAAGGGAGCGTCAATAACGGCATTGCGCTCATCATTTATCCGCAGTATATCGTCAACGGCCTTCATGATTTTTTTTCCTTTTGACCGGCATATCGAGAACGCCAACGAGCAGCCCGGCAAGATAGCAGTACAGGTGCAGCAGCCCGTGAATGTTCGGAATAATCATGCCCAGTGCGAGAAACGCCGCCATCCATGCTTGCCAGTACCACCGCCGCACGACATTAAACGAAATCATGCCGAACAAGGCCCAACACAGCCCGGAGAGACCGACGGTTGGAGTGTCGGACAGTATCATGGACGGCACCAGGGCGGCAATAGCATATGCGGCAAGCAATTTCCACAGTGCTACGTCGTAGTAGAAAACAACGACAAGTAGCGCCCACACATTGATAAGGGCGTGAAAGACGTTCGCATGAAAGAAATGATACGTCAGGCGCTCCTTCATGCCGCAGCCGGAACAGACGCCGCCGGCGTCAACCGGCAGCACAAGCAGCAGTATCACCGATGATGATGCCGCGAGCGCGAGAGTTTTGCTAAATTTCTTTCGTACCATTTCTTTTTGATTCTATAGAAGATGATTCTTGCCGATTGCGGCGTCAGGTAGAATTGCGGCGCCGGCGAGCGCACGACAACGGAGACGGCATCATATACGCTCATGCCGGGCTGTTTCTCAAGTATTGACATCGTTCGCCGGTATATTTCCTGGAACATTTCCCGCTTCTTTTGCCGCATTTTATCCAGTGACTTTCCCCGCATCATATCCGATATGACTATTGCGGCCCTTTCCTCGGACACCCAGAAACGTTTTGAGGGCATTTCAACGACGCGCGAAAAGACATCAGCGAGTATTATTTCCCGCCGTCCGGCTATCTGTTCGGTATACGCCCGCATAAAATCGTTATTCCGCTCCTCCTCGTATTCGAAGGTGCACCCGGAGTGTTTCATGTAGTAATATTCGGCTTTCTTTTCCCGTAAAATTACCAATTTAATTGTAAATAGATAAAATGTAACTTGCATCGCGCGGGCGTATATTTGTGAAGAAAATTGTTAAATTAAACTGTTTTGACATGGCAAAGCCTGATAATGAGCAAGTTATGAAAAACCGTGAAAGGGCGTTGGAGCGGATGCGCGGGAAGTATCCCGACAAGAATTTCGACGACGACGAGGCCTTTTTCGGTCAGATTAACGATGATTACGATGATTACGACAAGCAAATCGGCACCTACAAGGAGCGCGAGAAGGCTTTGTCAGATATGTTCGCAAGCGACCCCCGCAGCGCAGCCTTCCTTACCAACTGGCGCCGTGGAGAGGACCCGGTCGTGCAACTCATCCGCCAATTCGGCACGGAGATAGTGGACGCCGTAGACGACCCGGAGCGTCAGGAGGCAATAGCAGCCGCCAACAAGGAATTTGTCAAGAAGATGGCGAAGGAGAAAGAACTGGAGGACGAATACCAGAAGAATCTTGACGAATCGCTTTCCTTCCTGGAGCAGTATCAGAAGGACAACGGACTGTCCGACGAGGATATAGACGCCACGATGGCCTTCCTGATGGGAATCGTCAAAGACGGCCTGATGGGCAAGTTTACCCCGGAGAGCATCGACATGGCGCGCAAGGCCATCACGCACGACGCCGACGTGACGAACGCGGGTGACGAAGGAGAAATACGCGGGCGAAACGCAAAAATCGAGGAGCGGCTGAAGAAGCGCGAGAAGGGCGACGGCACGGCACCGCTTGGAGGCAGCAACGGAGGCACCGGAGGAGGCGCGCCGAAACGTCCGATGGGCGCGCTTGACAAGTACGGCGACGACAGCCAGACCATATGGGAGCGCGGCGGCGAGAAGAGGGTTAGATTCGCAGATTAGTAATGCCATAATTTGTATAGTTAATTTGTTTGTAATGAAAAAAATGATGAAAGCAACCAGTACGGTGTGGAGTTTCTTGCTCACGCTGTTAGCGGTACTCACTGGTGCGCCGGGTGGCGTGATGATGGCCGCAGCAACTGACTTGCCGGATGCCGGTGTCACCAATGCCGGTGAAGGCAACGACAATCCCGACGGTATCGCCACCGAATCGCAGGGACGGGAGGACGGCGACCCGGAGTTTTACACGCACGACATCGACAAGCGAATCGTGAAGATCCGTCCGATGGCAACGCCTATCGACCAGATTAGCCGTTATGCCAAGTCGCAGCACACGAAGTCGTTTGAGGTGAAGTATTACAGCGTAGGAACGCGTCCCGTCACCTGCACGACCACGGAGGCGGTATCGGCACAGACTTCAGGCGCCAGTACCACACTGCCCGTTGACGACGTGAACATGTTTACCCTGGACGACACTATCCGCGTTGTGGGCGTTAAGGGCAAGTATGACGACAAGGGCGTAGCATACGACGAGGACGACAACGTACCAGACCTGGTGCTTTGCGTGTGCGGTAAGAACGATTCCACTTCCATGCCTACCGTTTATGCCGTCAACGGTAATCTTGACAGCAACGGCCAGGCCATCCTGGTACCGGAGATTCCCGCCGGCACTACCCTGGTAAGAATGGGCAAGGCATGCGGCGAACTTGACGTACAGACCGGACGTTTCAACAACATCCCGACGGCCGAGGTGCAGTATTGCCAGAACTTCATGATACAGGTTGAACAGTCCACCTTCGACCGCATCGCGGCTAAGGAAGTCAACTGGTCTTTCTCTGACATCGAAGAGGACGGTATCTACGACATGCGCCTTTCCCAGGAGAACACCTACCTGTGGGGCGTTAAGAACGTAATCCGCCACACCACGAAGAACGGCATGGCCACCTGGTTTACCGGCGGTATCTGGTACATGGCCGGCAAGGATATTGAGGTTGGCGAGTACGATGAGGAAAAGGGTTGCGCCGTTATCAGCGACGAGAACCTGGTAGATATTACAAAGGACCTGTTTGTCGGCACCGGAATCGGCAACAAGCGCAAGATTCTTTTCTGTGGCAGCGACATGCTTTCCGCCTTCAGTAAGATTAAGTCGGATAAATTCCGCCTGAAGGACACCGTGGAGGTATGGAACCTCAAATTCAAGTCTTGGGATACCGACTTCGGCGAGGTGCTCACCATTCATCACGAACTGTTCGACTTGAACGGCATGAGCGATTGCGGTTTTGCAATGGACCCCGAATATCTGACGAAGAAAACGCACGTTTCCTGGTCTCGCAATATCCTGGACCTGAAGAAGGCCGGCATCCGCAACACCGACGCCGTCGTTATCCAGGAAGTCGCCTGTCTGTACTTGCGCTATGCGAAGGCACACGCCCGCTTGAAGTTGGCACAGGCACCGTCCAACGATGACACCACTACCGACACCACCGACGGAGAGGGATAAATAGTTCATTTAATATTAAGTCGCAGGGGCGGGCGTAACTGCCCGCCTTTGTTTTTTGTTTAACAAGAAATACATATAGCAATGTTGAAGAAATACAAGGCCAAGAGCCAGGTCTGCCTGAACGTCGTACTTGAGAGCGGAAAGTCCCTGCACGTCTCGTTCAAGCCGGTCACCGGCGGCAGCAGCGCCTATTACACGGAGAACCCAGCCATCCAGAAAGCCCTGGAATCGCACTATAAGTTTGGGAAACTGTTCAAGGTAGACGACAACTTCGCGAAAGAGCGCGAGCAGAAGGCCAAGAACGCGGCAGAGCAGAATACAGCAGCCGAGAAGAAAGAGGAGAAGGCCGGACAGTTGCGCGAGGTCACCGTATCATGCGCCGACGACGCGAAGGACTACCTTTCCGACAAGTACGGCATCAGCCGCACGAAGATTCGCAGTATTAAGGCCATCCAGGAGACGGCCGCACAATACGGCATCGTGTTCAAGGGCATCTGATAATACGGAGAGCGCGCTATGATATACCAGATCGACAAAGTGATGCGGGACGTCCGTGTGGCGCTTGACTTGAATGTCAACAGCCGGCAGTTGTTCAAGACGGCCGACGTTGACACGCTTACGCTTGACGAGATAATCCGCAGCAAGATAGTGGACGCCGTTCGCACCGTTGAGATGCAGGCTGAAACGTACCTTCTCGACAGCGGGCATAACTTCGCGGACGCCGTATACTGGAACGACCTGTGTAGTGGGTGGATACTACTCCCGGACGATTTCATGCGCCTCATCGTGTTCAAAATGTCCGATTGGGAGCGCAGCGTCTATTCCGCCATCAACGAGACGGACGACGAATACATACAGATGGGAAGCCGTTTCAAGGGAATCCGGGGAACGGCCCAAAAGCCCGTTTGCGCCGTCGTCACCCGTCCGGAAGGGCGCGCCCTGGAATTCTGGAGTTGTAAGAGCGAGGACGCCACGATTGAGAAGGCCGTCTACCTTCCCGTTCCGGAGATACGCGAGGATGGCATTGAGATTTGCGAGCGTTGTTACCGGTCCAGTATCTACATGGCCGGCGCGCTTGTCGCTCAAGCGCTCGGAGCCAATGATGCCGGCCAGAACCTGGTGGAGACGTCGAAAGCATTAATGATTTAACACACCTTATTATATATGAGCGTAAAGACAACACAGATTGCCGGCGATTTGGCCCTGGGTCGCAACCTTACCACGGGCGGCAATGTAAACGTGAAGGGGCACGCCACCGTCGACAGAAACTTGCGCGTGAAGGGTTGGTTTGACGCGAAGAACATCAAACACCCGTGCAAAGGTCTTTTCGCGAGCGAGGACGACCTGAACGAAACCTACCCGCAACCGCTTGACGGTTGGTTTGCTCTGGTTGGCGACACACTGCCAGCCGCCGTATACCGGGCTTTTGGCGGTAAGTGGATAGCCACCGGAGAGGAAGGCGGCGAGATATACGTTGATTTGACGTGTATCGACGAACTGGAGGCTGATATTAATGCCCTTTCCGAGTTGCTTGCATCCGGACTGATACAACCCGACAGCGTCAAATATACACAGACGGCCACTTCCCTGACACTTGAGTTTACGGCGGAGTACGAGGACAAGGCGAACGAGACGACCACGACGCAAGATTTCAGCGTCACCGTACCTTTTGCCACCACGGAATTACCTGGCGTCATGAGCGCCGAGGACAAGCAGAAGTTATCCAGTCTTGAAACGGCGCTAACCACGCTTAACAAGACCGTCACCGAACTCATTTCCGGAGGCGAGGATGATAAAATCGACAATTTCAACGAGGTTGTAGCCTTCCTGAACGGCATCGGAACGACCACTACCCTATCCGCCATCATCGAAGAACTGAACACGGCCATCAACAAACTCATTACGACGGAAAGGATTGCCGATGCAGCAGTCACCGAGAGCAAGATAGCCGACGGAGCCGTCACGGAAGGAAAAATCAAAGACGCGTCCGTAACCGGGACGAAACTTGCCGAT